TCCTGTATCTAGAAACTCATTCAACTCTCTGAGTGAAAATGGTGTTCTTGCAGTCAATATCTTTGATCCTCAAATCAAAGGAAAAAGATATCGTTCCAGTGATGAGTTGTGTTCTGACACTGAATTGAATCCATACTTTATCGGCCAGATGGGTATGAGAATCATGCAGAGGCCACAAGGTAGATCTAAGTTCAAAAAAGAAGATGGTTCATTTGATAAGAAACAAATGGATGACTTCATGAAACGAACCTTCATTGAAAATGTTTGGTGTTTTAGTAAGGATAAGAATCGTAAGATTTTTCCTCAACCATCTTCACTTGAAAGGTTTTTTTAATGAAACAATTAGATATACAATTTTCTGATAATGAACTGCAATCCATAGTTGATTATTGTAATAGTGATAATCAATATTCGCCAGTCATAACAAAGTATAATAAAAAGGAGAACTGGAAAGCCATATCTATAAAAGGATTCAGTCAAGATCCATTGGTAATATCCAAACCAAATGTTTTGGGAGTTGGGTCTGGTGGTAGTCTCCAAGAAACTTCTTTGGTGGATTCTTTGAATATCAGACCAATACTAGAAAAAATACCAGCTGTAACTGAAAGAGTCAGATTGATGAAACTAGAAGCTGGCACTAAGATATCCAAACATACAGACAAAGTAGATAAGGATATAAAAAGTAGGAAGATAATCAGACTTCACGTTCCTATCATTACTGATGATAATATCACTATGATTTCATGGTTGGACAAAAATACTCCAACTGAGTTTAAGATGAAAAAGGGAGAATGCTGGTGGTTGGATGTATCAAAGGCTCATTCAGTTCTGAATGAATCTACTACTGATAGAGTTCATCTTGTAATTGATGTCTTTGTTAATAACTATATGTCAGAGGTGATATATGATACTAGCAACTGAAAATCAATTGGAAGATGTCATGGATGTCTTCAAGAAAAATAGAAAATGGTTTCCTCATGTTCGTAAGTATCATATAACTAGACGAATATGGTGGAAACATTGCATTTTTCAAGATGGTGTGGTCATTACATTTGGTGGTAAAAGGCCGGGTAAAGAGGATGCAGGATATATTGGAAAGAAGACGATAGGAACCTATGTTGCAAAAAAAGGTGATGTAATTCTACATCAGATTGCAAAAGATCCAAATGTAGAAACAAATGCAAGTGAAGTTCTACAAGAGTTCTTTCGGTACATTGAAGCAGATGTAGTTCTCAGTGTGAGAACAGACAATACTCGAGCCACTCGTTTCTACGAGAAAAATGGTATGAAACGAGTGGGAGATATAAATTGGGGTAAAAATGGATATATGAAAGGAGATGTTTGGTTTTATGAGAATCCAATTAAAGGAGTATTTAAACTCAATTAACCACGAAAAAAAGAATTTAATGGATGAAGATCCATTATCGGAAAAGGATTATCCAGCTTGGGTAGTGAATCATGCACTATATTCACACTCTGATATGATATTTCTTGTCAATGAAATGAATGTAAACAACCACTTAGATAATAGACTTCAATATGACTTTCTCCTAAATAGTTCTAGACCAAGAAAGAGATTTGCTCCTTGGTTGAAAACTTCTAAAATAAGTAATTTAGATTTAGTGAAAGACTATTTCGGATATAGTGATCAAAAGGCACAAGAAGCCCTCACAATACTAACAGACGAAGATCTTGAACATATCCGATCCAAATTGAATAAAGGTGGAAATGCAAGGTGAATTGAATTGGGCTCCAGAAGATATGCTGGAAGTAACTTTAAACGAACCAGATGACTTTCTGAAGGTTCGTGAGACTTTATCAAGAATTGGTGTTGCATCAAGAAAAGAACGAAAATTATATCAGTCCTGCCATCTCCTTCACAAAAAGGGGAAGTACTATGTTGTACATTTCAAGGAACTATTTGCACTTGATGGTAAGAAATCAAGTTTAACTGATAATGATATAGAAAGACGGAACACGATAGCTGGTCTTTTGAGTGATTGGGGTTTAGTTGGTCTGGTAGGTACACCAGAACCTAAAGCTCCATTAAGTCAAATAAAAGTACTCTCTTTCAGTGAGAAGGATGAGTGGATTCTTGAAACAAAATATAACATAGGAAAAAAGAAGGATGAGTGATGTTAAGTTAGTAAAGTTAAAGTCTGGTGAGGAAATCGTTGGTGATGTTACTGTAGTGGGAGACTCAGTTGCTATTGCCAATCCTTGCCAGATTATGCCCCAACAACAAGGTCTAGGTTTCATGCCTTGGCCGCCATTTTCCAAAAACGATAATGTGTCCATTACTTTAGATTGGACTATCTGTATTGTTGAACCAGTTGAAGATGTTGTCAATGCTTGGAACTCAAAATTTGGTTCTGGTATTGTCCTTCCTAATGTGCAACTCAATGGATAAAAGACTTGACATTTTGAATCCATTGAGGTATTATATAATGAAACTTGGAGATATATGGATTTTTACACTAATGTTATAGTATTCGGTAACTCTGTTCTTGTACGAGGCATCAAGAACGGAGAACGTGTAACCACTCGCCTCAAACACAAGCCTACCTTATTCGTCCCAGTAAAAAAACAAACTCAATACAGATCTCTTGATGGTAAATATCTGACTCCAATGGTTCAGGAAACCATTAAAGAAGCAAAGGAGTTTGTTGATCAGTATTCCAATCAGCCTGGAATGTTGTATGGGTTTACTCGTTGGCCTTATCAGTGGATTTCTGATAATTTCAGAGGGGATATTAATTGGGATATAAGTAAAATTCAAGTTGCTACAATCGACATTGAGACTGAATCTGAAAATGGATTTCCTCAAGTCGATCATCCTATCGAGCGTGTCAATGCTATTACACTCAAGAATCATCAGACCAAAAAGTTTGTGGTGTTTGGTTTACAAGGGTGGAATACAAATCGTGATGATATTACCTACATTCAATGTAATACTGAAGATGAGCTACTTCAAAGGTTTATCGGTTTTTGGAGCTCTAACTATCCAGATGTAATTACTGGTTGGAACTCTAGATTTTTTGATATTCCTTATTTAGTAAATCGTATCAAGGTAAGACTTGGTGAAGATGAAATTAAGAAACTTTCTCCTTGGAACTCAGTATTTAATGCTGATGTGTTTCGTATGGGTAGAAAACATACTGCATTTGATCTGGTTGGTATTAGTCAACTTGACTATCTTGAACTTTATCAGAAGTATACCTACTCAGCACAAGAGAGTTATCGGTTAGATCATATTGGATTTGTTGAGTTAGGTAAGGTAAAGAACACAAATCCTTATGAGACATTTCGTGAGTGGTATCAAAAAGATTATCAGTCTTTCATTGATTACAACATAATGGATGTGGAACTGGTTGATGCTCTTGAAGACAAGATGAAACTGATTGATCTTCAACTCACTATGGCCTACTATGCAAAATGTAATTATAATGATGTGTATTCTCAGGTCAAGATGTGGGATATCATTATGTACAATTATTTAAGAGAAAAAAATATACAGGTTCCTTTTCAGATTCGTCAAGAAAAAAAGGAAGCGTTTGCAGGTGCTTATGTGAAAGACCCACAAGTAGGATTACATAATTGGGTGGTGAGTTTTGACTTGAACAGTCTGTATCCTCATTTAATTATGCAGTACAACATTTCACCAGAAACGATTGTGGGAATGTCGGAGACTCATCCAGGCGTAGATAATATGTTGGATAAGTCAGTTGATACCAAACATCTTCCAGCTATAAATCAAACAATGACTCCAAATGGTGCATTGTTTACTAGAAAAAAACATGGGTTTCTACCTAAGTTACTTTATAGTATGTACAATGAAAGGTCTGCATTTAAAAAGAAGATGTTGGATGTTCAACAAAAGTTTGAGAATACCAAAGATCCAAAGTATAAGAATCAGATTGCATCGTTGCATAACAAACAGATGGCACTCAAGATTGCACTTAACTCTGCTTATGGTGCAGTTGGAAACCAGTACTTTCGATTCTATGATATTCGTATTGCAGAGGCTGTTACCTATGGTGGTCAATTGTCAATTAGATGGATTGAACAAGCCCTCAATGGGTATTTCAATGAGATCCTAGAAACAGAGAATGTGGATTATGTGATTGCTTCTGATACTGATTCAGTCTATATTACATTTGAGAAATTGATAGAGAAGTTGAATCCAAAAGATCCAGTAAAGTTTCTAGATCAGATTTGCACTGATAAGATTGAACCATTTATTGATGGTAAGTATGCTGAACTTGCAGAATATGTAAATGCATACGAACAGAAGATGGTTATGGCTCGTGAGGTTATTGCAGACAAGGGTATCTGGACTGCAAAGAAAAGGTACATACTGAATGTACATAATTCAGAGGGTGTTCAGTATGCAGAACCCAAACTGAAAATGATGGGTATTGAGGCAGTCAAGTCATCAACTCCTCAAGTTTGTCGAGACAAGATTCGGGATGCTCTCAAATTAATCATGGTAGGTGATGAGAATGAATTAAATGATTTCATTCAAGATTTTCGTAAAGAATGGATGAACATGGAACCAACAGCTATTGCATTCCCAAGGTCATGTAATGGTATGGATAAATGGAAAGATGATAATTCTGTTTACCGAAAGGGTACACCAATGCACGTTAAAGGTGCATTGATTTATAATCATCAACTCAAAGTTAAGAAGTTGTTAGCGAAGTATCCAAAGATTATGGATGGGGAAAAGATCAAGTTTGTTCACTTGAAAGATCCAAATCCTTATCAATGTAATGCTTTTACATTTCTTACTGATTGCCCAGAAGAGTTGGATATCAATAAGTATATTGATTATAACAAACAATTTGAGAAGGCTTATGTCGATCCTCTCAAATTTATTACTAGTGCCATAAATTGGTATATTGATGATTCTTATGGTACTCAAGCAACATTAATGGATTTCTTCACATGAGAAAAGAATGTATGAATTGTTGGACTCCTTACAGAGGCCAAAATAAAAAGTTTTGTAGTCGTAAATGTTTTAACATATTTAATCAAAGAAAGGTAAAATAATGGATTCTCCAGAAGTAACAAATCATAGGAAGTTTGTAGATAGTGTGACCAGTGAGGCCACCAAAGATTGTGACACGTTTATTGAAAGGTTAGATGAACTTCAAGATCATCCAAAGTGGAATGAGCCCCAGAGGTTACTTACAGGTGCAATTGGTATTTGTTCTGAAGGTGGAGAACTTTTAGATATTGTAAAGAAACTTCTGTTTCAAGGTAAACAACCAACTGCTGAAATGAGAGTTAATCTTAAAAGTGAATTGGGTGATGTAATGTGGTATGCCCAACAAATTATGATTTCAATGGGTTGGACATTGGAAGAAATACTTGCAGAGAACACAAGGAAATTGTCTGGAAGATATCCAGATGGATTTGACACTGAAAAATCTGAAAATCGTGAGGACTAATGGATTTAAAACAGTTTATTAAGGAATCGGGAAATGAGTATGCTTCCGTTGTGGATGATGGGGTGGCAGCTGGCGATGTCAATTCTTATATTGATACTGGTAGTTATCTGTTTAATGCTTTACTTTCTGGCTCGGTCTTTGGAGGATTACCTTCTAATAAAATCACGGCACTTGCCGGAGAGTCAGCAACTGGTAAAACCTATTTCGCCCTTGGTATGGTCAAGAATTTTCTGGACTCTAATCCTGACAGCGGTGTTCTGTATTTTGAGTCTGAGTCCGCTATACCTAAAGAGCTTATTGTCGCTCGTGGGATTGACCCAAAACGAATGGTAATTCTTCCTGTAGTAACTATACAGGAATTTCGTACTCAGGCAATCAAGATTCTGGATGCATATCTGGAAGAGGGGGAACAGAAACCAATGATGTTCGTTCTGGATTCTTTAGGTAATTTGTCAACCACTAAGGAACTGACAGATACGGCTGCAGGATCAGATACAAAAGACATGACTAGATCCCAGATTATAAAGGCCGCATTTCGGGTACTAACACTCAAGTTAGGTCGTGCAAATGTTCCTTTGGTTGTAACAAATCATACTTATGATGTGATAGGTTCTTATATGCCTACAAAAGAAATGGGTGGTGGTTCTGGACTAAAATATGCAGCTAGTTCTATTGTATATTTGTCTAAGAAAAAAGATAAGGATGGAACAGAAGTAGTGGGTAATATCATTCACTGTAAGAATCAGAAATCTAGATTGACTATTGAGAATAAGATGGTTGATGTGAGATTAGGGTATCAGAGTGGAATTGACAGATACTATGGACTCTTGGAGTTTGGAGAGAAACATGGAGTTTTTCAAAGATCTGGAAATCGGTATGATATGGATGGTACTCAGCTATATGGTAAATCAATTTATGCAGATCCAGAAAAATACTTTACTGAAGAAGTGATGCAAAAACTGGAAGATGCAGCTTCAAAGGAGTTTATGTATGGACAGGTGGATCAAGACCTACCCGAAGATATTCAGTGATGAGGAATGTGCAGGGTTAATTGAGTATTTTGAAGAAGCCAAGTCTCATCATGTAGAAACCAAGATGGCAGCCCATCGTCAATTCTGGGAATTGAATCTGATGGATCATAGTGGTCAAAGTGACATGAATCTGGAATTGTATAACAGATTCTCAAGTATCATGGATAGATATAAAATAGACACGAAGTTACATCCCAAACAGTGGCCAGATAAACACTCTTGGGAAGCATTGAGGATAAAAAAATATGAAGCAAATACTGGGATTTTTTTGGATCATGTTGATGTTGGGAATTATGATTCTGCACGGCGGTTTCTTGTATTCTTTGTTTACCTCAATGATGTAGAGAAAGGTGGAGAAACTGAGTTTGTAAGTTTAGACTTGCAAGTTTCAGCTGAGAGTGGTAAAGTATTAGTGTTTCCTGCTACATGGGAATATATACATCGTGGTAATATGCCTGTGGATCAAGACAAATATATTTTAGGGAGCTATTTACATTATGTTTAACGTAGAATATGATCAACATATAGCAATTTATGAAAAGGTTATTTCAGATGAAATTTGTGATCAATTAGTAAGTTGGTATAATCAATTAAAAGATGAACATATAACTTTATCATCAAAACAAGATGCTAATTTAATGGCAACTTGGAGAACTGATAAAGTTATACAGATACCATCTGGTTGCCCTTCATGGTGTTTTCCTACTGGAATCACTAAATCTATGTGGCCTCTAGTGGAAACTTGTATGAAAGTGTATTGTAACAAATATGAACCTACTCCCCCACAATATCCATTAATATCTGATGGGTGGAAAATGCATTCGGTTCTTCCAGCAGAGGGATATCATCTTTGGCACCAAGAATATGGCCCAACCAATCCATATAGAACTTTGGCTTGGATGTGTGTGGTTCAGGAACCAGAGGATGGTGGGGAAACTGAATTTCTTCATCAGTCAAAACGTATAAAACCAACTAAAGGTAATCTATTACTTTGGCCTGGTGGTTTCACTCATAAACACAGAGGTAATGCTCCATTAAAGGGAGAAAAGATTTATATTACAGGTTGGTTTGAAATTACTAATGCGAGGTATGTATGAGCGAGGAATATACAGATATAGAAACTGTTAAACATTCATTTGTAGTTCGTGATAATGATGAAACTAAATTTACTGCAATTCGTATTGATGAAGGTAAATTTAAAGGTACGATTTATCTTTACGAGGAAGTACAGGTGGGTGAACAGGAGAAACCAGATGGGTCACTTGATTTACATTTTACTATAAAGATAGCTAAAGTTGAAAATCAAAATCCATTTGAATTTGAAGACGAGTTCCACTTAATATGTGGAGACATTTTAATATCATGCTTAGAAAAAGGATTAAGAAAGGAGGAACAAGTTGACATCATCTATAGAGACAACGATTCTGAGTCACTTGCTGACCAACGAGAACTACAGTCGGAGGGTATTACCATTTCTAAAGACTGAGTATTTTGAACGCAGAGAACAACAATTAATATTCGATGAAATATATAATTTTGTAGATAAATACAATAACCAACCTTCAAAAGAGGCTCTCCATATTGAGTTGGAGAAAAGGAGTGATGTAAATGAGGAAACTTGGAAGAATACTCAGAAGGTTCTCAATTCCTTGGCAGCTGAAGACACTGACCAAGGATGGTTATTTGATGC